TCCTGCACCCAAGAATGGTGGTGCTTCAGCCAATGTTAAAGAAGAATCTCACGAATTAAGCCCAACATTCCATGCTGCTGCAGCTAGAGGCGCTGCTCGAGGATCACCAACACGTAAAGGAACTAATCGTTTTAATGCGTTTTCAAAGCTTAAAATGTCTTATGATCCAGAATTAGCAAAGCGTCAAGACGATGAACGCGCGGCTAGATCTAAAAATGAAGACTTTGAATGTGTTGATGATTCTGAAGAGTTGTTTGAAGAGCTTTTTGTGCTTGATGAAGCTACCGTTAAGGATAAGACTGGAACAATCGTTGGTACTCATAGAGTCGGCGACGGTTTTAAGCCAAATGCTCTAGGTAAAAAGCTTGGCCATGCGGCTCATGCTACTGATGTTCCTTCTGGTACTACTATTACTAAGCGTGGTCGCAAGGTTGGTTCTAAGTCTTTCGGTGCTTCAAAGCGCAAGGGTGAAACCTCTGATGAAGCTGGTGCAGAGTCTGAAAAGCCATCATTTACTGATCAGCTTCTAAAGGCTGCAGATAACCGTGATGGTGGCCATGTTGAATTCGATAATGGTCAAAAGCATCATGTTCCTCGTGTACATGCTAATGCTGGACTTTATCATCTCGGTAAGCCAGAGAAGCCTGCTGATAAGAATAAAGTTAGAAAGCATATTGGTGCTTCAAAAGAAAACTTTGATTCATTCAGAAAAAGTGGTGGACAACTTCCTAAGGAAGCTCCGGCATATGATCCAGACGCAAGACTTAAGGCTAGAACTGCACAGATTACCGCTGGAACTAAGAAGCCAAGATCTGCTGCTACTGTTTCCCTAGCACAAAAGATTCTTGCAAAAAGAAAGGCTGGTAAATAATGGCTATTATTCAAAACAGATCGCTAGGTCATGCGGTTACCTCAGATATAGCAAATGTTACATATGTTGTAACTGACTTTGGTGTACCGAATAACACAATAGAAACCGTGACTAATATTGCTATTACAAAGATTTTTTGGACTGGTGATTGGACAATTAAGCGTGGTGGCAATGTTATTTTCCAGACTGCCAATAATACTGGAGTATGGGATTTAAATAAGACTGGTATCTCACTTACTTCAGGTAATACAGCAGCTAATCTTCAAATAAATACTACGTCAACCGCGGCCTCTCTAATTCTCGGTATTAGTAAAACTTCATATACTACTGCTAATACTTACTAAGGATAAACAAATGAAGCTTATTTGCGAAACACTTGAAGAAGTAACAATTCTAAAAGAATCTAGAGAAGATGGTAAGAAGGATATTTATATCCAAGGACCATTCCTCATGGGTGAAGATAAGAACCGCAATGGGCGAGTCTATCCAGTTCATGTTCTAGCAAAAGAAGTTAAGCGCTATACAGAACAGTATATCGATAAGAATCGTGCCTTTGGCGAACTAGGTCATCCTGCTGGACCAAGCATCAATCTTGATCGTGTATCACACATGATTACTCAGCTTGAGCAGCAAGGCAATCATTTCTATGGTAAAGCCAAGCTTACTGAAACTCCAATGGGAAATATTGCTAGAGGCATTTTAGAGTCTGGTGGCAAGCTTGGTGTTTCATCACGTGGTATGGGAACAGTTACTCCTTCTAAGGATGGTACCATGGTTGTTGGTGATGATTTCATGCTAGCAACTGCTGCTGATATCGTTGCTGATCCTTCAGCCCATATTGCTTTCGTAGAAGCAGTTATGGAAAATACAGAGTGGCTCTATGATGCTGCTTCAGGAAACTGGTTAGCTTTAGAGCAGCTTGACAAAACAAAGAATTTCGTGCAAACATCTACTATAGCACAAATCAGTGAGAATAGCATTCATTTGTTTGAAAGATTTCTCAATAAATTAGTTACAAAGTAGAATTTATATAAATACAATATAATCATTTCTAAGGAGTTATAACAATGGCAGGTAAGAAAAATACTGAGGAACTATTGGAGTTTGATTCTTCAGACGGAGTTTCTAGCACAACAGATCCTCATGCAAGTGGAGATTCTTCACGTTCTGCAGATAAGTCTGCTGGTGAAATGAGCTATTCAGATTCAACTAAGGCTGAAGTTCTAAGCGCTATCATGAATCATATTGGTGGTATGAACAAGGACGCTCTTGTTAATATCTATAAGGCATATGGCCCTACTGGCGATACTTCCCGCGGTGCTGATAATAAAGGTGGAGAAGGTTCAGAAGTAAGCACATCACCATCCGCCGTTAAAGCTTCTTATAAGGAAGACGTTGAAGAAATCTTTGGTGGTGATGAACTATCAGAAGAAATCCGTAACAAGGCTCAAATCGTATTTGAAGCTGCTATCAACGCCCGTTTAGTTTTAGAGACAGTACGTCTTGAAGAAGAATTTGAAGCACGCCTTGAAGAATCCATTGAAGAAATTCGTACAGAAGTTGTAGAAAATGTTGACAAGTATCTCTCTTATGCCGTTGAAGAATGGGTAGAAGAGAATCAATTAGCCATCGATGCCGGTCTAAAAATTGAAATGGCTGAAGATCTAATTTCTGGTCTAAAGGGATTATTTGAAGACAATTATATCGATATTCCTGAATCCAAACTAGACGTAGTAGCTGAGATGACCGAGAAGGTTGAAGAGTTAGAAAAGCAACTCAATGAACAGATCGAAAAGAACCATAGCCTAAGAGATCACAATAGTGCTCTTAAGGTTGAACAGGCTTTTTCAGAAATGTCAGAGGGTCTAGCTGAGACTCAAGTTGAAAAGCTTCGCACTCTCTCAGAAGGGGTTTCTTATGATTCAGCCGCGGATTATAAGAACAAGCTTGCCGTGATTAAGGAAACATATTTCCCATCATCACCTAAGCTCGCCGTAGAGTCAACTATCCTAACTGAAGAATTCTCTTCAGAACCAGATGACGGATATGTTGCACCAACTTCAGGTCCGATGGCTGCATACGTCAAAGCTGCAACCAAATTGTCAAAGAACTCAAACTAATAAATAATCATATACCCATTAAGGAAAAGGGAGTTACACATGCAACTTAACGAGGAAATTCAAGCAAAGTGGAAGCCACTATTAGAGCATCCTGATCTACCCAAGATTGGCGATTCTCACAAGCGTGCTGTACTTGCTCAAGTTCTAGAAAACACTGAACAAGCTATGATGCAGGAATCAGGTTCTGGTGGAGCTCAAAATCTACTTGAAACTTCAGGCGCCATTCCAACTTCAATCACTGGTGGTTCTCAGAACTATGATCCAGTACTAATCTCACTCGTTCGTCGTGCAATGCCTAATCTAATTGCTTATGACATCTGCGGTGTTCAGCCAATGACTGGTCCTACCGGCCTTATCTTTGCTCTACGTCCTCAGTATGACTCGCAGTCAGGTGCCAATGCATTCTACTACGAAGCCAATACCGGTGCTTCTTCATACGGTCTAGGCGCTGTTGGTAATACTACCCTCGGCAACTCAGGTGGTAACTTTGGCGGCATCTACGGTGTTAACACTAACATCGCCGTTTCTGGTAACTCATCTACCTATAACTTTGGTGCTGGTGCTACTACAGCTCAAGCTGAAGCTCTTGGAGCTACTTCAAACGCTGACTTCAATCAAATGGCCTTCTCAATCGATAAGGTCACTGTTACTGCCAAGTCACGTGCTCTAAAGGCTGAATATTCAATCGAACTAGCCCAAGACCTAAAGGCCATTCACGGCCTTGACGCTGAGACTGAACTTTCAACTATCCTATCAGCTGAAATTCTCTCAGAAATCAACCGCGAAATCGTTCGTACAATCAACCTAACAGCTACTGCTGGTGCTGCTGATACTACTACAGCTGGTACCTTTGATCTTGACGTTGATTCTAACGGCCGTTGGTCAGTTGAGAAGTTCAAGGGCCTTATGTTCCAAGTTGAACGTGAAGCTAACCTAATCGCCAAGAATACACGTCGTGGCAAGGGCAATATCCTCATCTGTTCTTCAGATGTTGCTTCTGCTCTTCAAATGGCTGGCGTTCTAGATTACGCCCCTGCTCTAAACAGCAACAACCTACAGGTTGATGATACTGGCAATACTTTTGCTGGTGTTCTTAATGGTCGCATCCGCGTCTATGTTGACCCCTATGCTGGTGGTCATTATATGACTGTTGGTTATAAGGGTGCTTCTGCCTTTGATGCTGGTCTATTCTACTGCCCCTACGTTCCTCTACAAATGGTTCGTGCAGTTGGTCCTGATAGCTTCCAACCCAAGATCGGATTCAAGACACGTTACGGCGTTGTTGCCAATCCATTCTCACGTGGTGCTAACGGTTCAGACGGTACACTAGTACAGAACGTCAACGTCTATTATCGTAGAGTTCTAGTTTCTAACATTCTCTAAGATCAAATAAAAAAAATCTGCAGAATGACTAAAGGGGGAAAGCTTCACGGCTTTCCCCCTCTTTTTTTTATTCTTGAATCAACGCCATGATTTTTGATGTAGACTCTTCTACGGACCACATAGAATTACCTGGGCCTCCAAAGATATAAGTGGAGATACTTCCACCTTCTTCTAAAGCTTGTTCAAAGATAGAAACAATCCAATCTGTATTTAGATACAAGAGTCTACCTTGAAATCCTTGAGCAGCATTAGTCAATTTAATCATCTTCATTATATAATATCCTTATATGCATTATAACGAACTTCGTCTTCAACTTCCCACAAGCAAGCTTCTAAGTGATCGCAAAGCTTTACAACTTGATCATCACCAACTTCTGCATAGTGATTAAATATTCCGGAATACTTGTTTACAACCATCAATTGAATACTAGGAGGAAATCTCTGAAATAATCGATGGAATCTTTGTTTTACCGTAGAATTTTCTATAAGTATATTGTAAGTATCTTCATCAATCATTGATTACCTGCT